GTTGCTGTAGTACCAACCAACGTAATATTTTGATCAGGAACTGTGATAGTTCTGTTAGCAGTTAGAGAAGAAGTATTAAACTGAACATAACTTGTTCCAGATTCAGCGTTCTCCGTTAATTTTAGATTGACGAGAGTTTTATTCAAAGATGTCTGTTCTGCTTTTGTATCTAATAATGTAGATGCAGTTGCAGTAGGTTCAGCAGTTGTAGTCACTGTACCTGCGTCAGGTAAGAAGTATGAACGTCTTGCACCTGATGTTATCGCCCAGTTAAGTTGAAATATTGCCTCATCAGTATTATCCGTGATAACAAGATTATCCTCATCTATAAGAATAGTTTTATTAGTTAATGTTTGTTGTGTATCAGCACCAACTAAAGTTGTACCATTACCAGATGTAATAGCAGGTAGTGTCATGATTCTGGTATTAGTACCAGTACCAACATTACTTACTTCAAATCTTGCTTTAGGTCCTTGTGCATCTTCCAATACGAAAGATTGATCTCCAATAAGGAATTGTCCTGTGACTTTTACAGCACCAGTGCCTTTAGGTGCAAAAACAATATCAGCATTATTAGCAACGTCATCTACAGCAGTGACATATAATGATGTACTACTTGCAGTATTGACAATACGAGTCATGTATAAACCACCATCACCAAATGCAATACCTACTTGATCATAGGCATTTTGGTATAGTCCACTGTCTCTATCTAAGTCAAAGGCTAGACCAGGTGAATCTTTTGTACCTTGTGCAAGACCTTTAAATAACTGATTTACTTTTGCTTTTCTGTTAGGAATCAATGGATCAGATACCACAACAGGGAGAATCGCTTCTCCCGACAAGTTAGCATCTGAAATTGTTTCTAACTGTGATATCTTTTTAGTTGCCACGAATAATCACACCTTTTGTTACAAGAATTATTTATAAGACATCATCGTCTTTGTTCTGGAGAAGTAGGTTGTATAATTTACCTGCTTTATCCAATTCATTACTATAATATTTTATTCTGTCTTCTACTTCTGAGAGTATGAGTTCATACTCCATCTCTGCTGTCTGTACCCTACTAGGGAATTGAATTACCTTCGCCATCTTTCCTCCGTAGTTTTGAAATGAACAGTTTTAATCGTTTTTTAGCTTGACGGAGTTTCTGAGGTTTAAGATGCCTCTTCAGTTCTTTCTTCGAGTGGTGTTGCCAGTTGGGAACTTTCATCGTTCAAAAACTTGTTACGAAACTCTTCAACTTGATCAATCACTTCCTCTGATATAGGAGGACCTGATTGAATTACTGGTGATAGTAGAGCAACTGAACCATTAGGACTTTTAATTCTCCAAACAGTTCTATTTCTCTCTGTTAATGACAGCAAAAAAGGCAAGTTTGCTACTGCTTCTTCTGCTGTAATGTCTTGAATGTCTGTCATGCTGTTGCGAAACAATAGGTAATCATATCAGAGTCTAGATGCGGATCATCATTGATGCTGTTAACAGTTTCAGCAAAACCTTCAGCACCTTCCTCATCAAATTTGAAAATCACATTTTGTTCATATCCCTCATCATCTACTAACTTAACAGAACGTTTCGAGAAATTAATAAAGATGTGTGCCAAATATGGTCGAAGATCCTTTTCCATGATAAATTCGTAATTACCTTCAGTATAAGGTATTTAGACAATTAAGTCAAGTGGCATTAGACACTTGATAGAGTGTCACTTCCTCTCTTGATAGTATATGAGTCTGGTATTATCTGTTTATATGATGCCTTGGTGTTAGTGAGAGAAACATAGTAATCAGATGCTTTAGTTGGTTTCATCATAATCTCTACACCACCATTTACTACAGTTCTCTTACCAACAAGTTGTTTATTGCTTGTTGGTTTCTCTGTATTGATTAGTTCTAATATATGTGGAGTGACTATTTGAATAGAACTTTCTGCATTGAAAGTTAGTTCTAATCCACTATTTGATTGCTGTTGATATGAATTTTCATATTGTATTCCAGTTATCTTAGATACAGTAGAATTTAATCTAAACTCAGAACTATGCATTTCTAGTGCAGCACCTACAATATTCATATCAACATCAGATCCAAATTTAATTGCATGTTTCTGTGTTGTATTTGTAGTTGAATCATACCCCTCAGCACTTAAGAAGAATCCTCCTCCTACTTCTAAATGACAGTTGCCAGTTATCTTAAGATGATAATCACCATCAATAGTTCTTGCGTAAGATCCATTTACTAATTTACAGTCATCACCATGAACTTCTTGTGTTAATACACCTGCCCATGATATATGATCTGCTACTGTTGATCCAATATCACCTTTATTATTAGTCTGTTTTAGTCTATATGACTCAACTGCTGCTGTAATCTCTGCATCGGTAGCATCAGGATTGTCTTTTCTATATTGATCTCTTGCTTTTTTCTCTGCGTAATGTGAGTTGTTATACAATAAAGATGTATGAGTTGTACCATTTACTTTCTTTTGTACTTCACCCTGACGACCAGGTGTTCCCAAATACAATTCATAAGAACCATTGACATGATTCTTTGCAGAAGTTAGGTATGGATCTGCATCATCATATATGTCACTGAATGTAGTTTCTGTCTTTGTTTTATCTGTAATACCAACTAAAGGATACCATCCTAAAGACTTACTTGTATTGATAGGTCTATTGGATATTTTACTATCAAAGTCATTAATGAGTTGTATAATACTTGAAATATTAACAACATCATATCTAACTGCATCCTGTAAATGAAATATACCAGTTGACTTTTCCCACGCAGTAATTATAGTAGTTGCTTCTCCTACACCATTTACTGTTGTAGTAATAGATTTAGTTAGATCACCAATGTCTTTGATTATCTTAGCAACGTCTGTAATTATATTAGATGTAATAGTATCTACAGTATTAACAACAAATGTAGATTTATTTAAGGAATTAGAAAGATATTTGTCAAGAACATCTGTGACTGTCTTTAGTGGTGTAGCAGTATATGTTGCAATAGAAGCATCTAAGGCAACTGCTGATGTCAATACCTTTGTAATTGCTGTTTGAACTGAAGTTATTATATTGTATGGAACTCCTGTAGATAACAAGAGCATGTTTGCAAGTTTAAGATCTTCTGCTAGATTAATTAATGCTTGACGCATTGCAGAGATTACTTGAGCAAATAAAGAACCCAAATAATTATTGATATTAATTGTCAACTCTGCCTTAGTAATTAACTTACCACTTACTAAATCAAGATACTCTCCACCCTCTGCCTTGACTAGAGTAGCAGCAGTATTAGCAAGATCTTCTATGAGATATGATAGTTTATATTCCAATGTTTTCCAAGGACCACCAACACCATTCGCTGCAGGTATTGGTTGTGTAGGGTCTAATGGTTTGATTGGGTTAGCATAACTACCGTTTATGTCTTTAAATGATCCTATGTTTTTTGGAGATCCACTACCACCGATTATAGTTGTAGTTGAACCAGGTATTCCTACTGTATTGTTTGTACTTTGTCTTAATGGTGCTAATGGGTTTCCTATATTTTTATCGCCAGGATGTATAGCAGAACTATTAGGTGCTACACCTGTTGGTATTTTTTGATCTGTAAAAGCAAAGTCTCTTGTCTTTTTAGTTGCATCTGATTTATTAACTCTCATCACACCTAATACTATAGGCATCTGTGCATGTTCTCCATCCATGAAGAATCCCATAACAATAGCACCAGGTTGGAGTTGACCAGACGATTCTCCCTGTCCGTCATTTCCTGCCTGTGACGTATGTTGTAATACTGTTGCCCAAGGTAATGCAGTAGAAGGTAAGTCTGCTACTGTTCCTCCTTGAAAGTTTGTATAAAATCCAAGGATACGAACTTTTACCCTACCAAGTTCCATAGGGTCTTCGTTGTCTTCAACCTCACCAACCCACCAAAAGAAACCGTCTTTACCGACAAAGTTTACTTCTCTTTCGTTAAATATACCATCAATGGTCGATGCCATTTATTTACACAGTCTTTTTATTATTTATCCCTGTAATCGACTTCCTGTTCTCCAAGGTTTTATGATAACTGTTTCTTCTTTCATATGCATACGGATTAAGACCTCTTTCGTCTCAGTCATATGTTCTGAGTAAAAAATTACTGGTTGTTCGTTTAGTGCTGTTCTAGCGTCTCCACTCATATTGTTTTGTATTTGCTGATACTATTTTATCATGAAACCCTAACAAAACACCAATATTTTATAATGTTTTTAGGTTTCCTTAATAATATCTAGGATTTTGTCTAGTCATAGGTGTGATAAGAACCTTTACTAATAAGTTCAAATCTGCAGAAATCTGTTCATGTGTCTCTGCCATTCTACGATACCCACTACCAACGTACATTTGTCCTGCAAATACTGATACAGTAGCAAGTCCCCAGAACCAATAATAAAATTTACTTTTGACCTGTGCTCTTAATTTTTCTTTAATTTCCATAATGTTGAGGGATTAGGAGTAGGATCTGTCACTGGTGCTGTACAAGCATTAATGCCGAAGGAAATGAAACAGATTAGGAGAACCCCAAACGACATTTCCTTTATCGTCAAACCCTTGATCCTTTGAAGTAAGTTTGTCACCATATAAATGTATTTCTGAAACAATACGATTGCCTCGTTCACCGAGGCATCTCGTACTATCTAGTTTACCATGCCACGATTCATCGTGAAACGTAAACATCATATCACATTCTTCATGTCTTGTCAAGTCAAGGCGATAGTTCTCCATGATACCTGTCGTGGAGGACGTTTGTACCCATTTATGTCTTTTATGTCTATATGGATTATGCTCTTGAGATCTATAAAAGTTCCTTGAAACAAAAAAATCCCCTTCTTTTTCCCATATTATCTCACATTGAGAAAAACAATGGGGATTACTTTGTGCTTGCTGTCTGTTGTGCCAATGACCTAAAAGATAGTCATCAATCGTCATAAATTAAACATTCTGGTTCATCAGGATGTAAGTCACAGAAAATTTCTAGTGCATTAGGATCATGATGATCTCCTGCTTCGATTTCTGCCTTATGATGCTCTGCATACTCTTCAAGTTCATGAAGTTCTGCTTTTGCATGTCTGCGTGCTGCAGGTGATGACATTGGATTTTCGATTAGATCTTTGTCGTATTGGATGTGTTGTTCTATTGTTTTCATATTGTACCTCTGTGATACAGAACTATTTATCTTAAAATTGAGTCTTTCATCAATTCTAAGTCTGTATTCATTATATCTTCAGTCATTGAATGCGTCAAGGTCTTTATCAGGTAACGCCCACTATACTTACGATCAATACTTGTACTTCTTCCAAATCCACCACCAGACTTAGCAATACTAGGAATTATAATGTCAATACCAGAACCAGGATACAAATCTAAATTACCAGGTATTCTGATTTTAAGATTGATATGATTGAGTGTTGCTTTCCGTATATACCTGTACGCTTGTAGTTCTGCAAGTTGCTCATAAGACGCTTGAGGATTATTCTGAAACTTAGGGTCAAATGATTGATTAGGCAAACCACAGTATCTAATTCTTTTCGGTTTGTACATATGATTTCTAACATCAGTATCCATATTAACCAATGGATTTACAGATTTACCTGCGTTTAAATGTGCCATTCTTGGCCATATATCTTCAAGACTATAATTATATGCTGTGCTTGACATATCTTTACTCAATCCCATCTTAGATGATGTAATTGATACAGGATCAAATCCAACACTATAACCAGAATATATCCCATGTCTCAAGTTTGTCATAGTTGTTGCCTCATCAGGAAATACAACTGAGTCAATCAAGAACTGATTATCAATAGGACTTTCTGTATTTTTTATATCATGAACATATTGATACATCTTTGCTTGTCCTGTGATAGGACTTGTTTCAGAGTTTTCCCTTTGTTTTTCTATGTCCTCAATCATTTTATCATATGATTTTGCATGAAATCCCAGAGAATTTTCAAAGAATACAAAACCATTCTGTAAACTACCACCTTTTTGTGATTTACGAATAGTTCTTAACAAGACCCAAGGTATAACATCAAATGGTCTCCAATTAGGTGCAATAAATGAATGTTCATTTAGTGTTTCCTCAGTAAAAAGTCTTTTTGAAGATCCAATATAATTTTTATCTTTTACTAATGTCTCAATAATATTTTCTGCTTTTGCATTATTATTAAATATAACCTCTGAATTACCAAACACATTGACAGATTCATTCTTCATGAACTCGTCACTATAACATTTAATAAAATATACTTCATTAGTTTGTCCTGCTCTTATCCTATCATATATCCCATATGACCTAAAGTAATATGTTCTATCTACTGGAAAACTTTGTATTTCTAACTTGAATACTTCTGTGCCTGTTAATGCACCCATTAAACCTGCTGCATCTTCAAATATAAACTCAGCTTCCATTGTATGCAATTCTATAGATTCATATATCTCCCAACCTCTACAAAAGGTTATCAGGTTAAAAGCACCCTCTTTATTCTCCATCCTTTTATCAT